AAAATGGTAAAGTTACAGAAGCTGAAGTCATTAGACCTTTATACCAAGCTTAATGGATTACAGACAAGGTATTTTTAAACCTACAAACAACCAAAAGTATATGGGTACTTCTTACCCTGTATTCAGGTCTGGGTGGGAGTTAAAATTTTTTAGATGGGCAGATAACAATGAAAACATCTTGCAGTGGGGTAGTGAAAACATAATTATTCCATATGTAAACCCTCTTGATGGTAAAGTGCACAGATACTTTGTTGATAGTTTTATTATTTTCAAAGATAAAGATGGTAATAAAAAGAAGTTTCTAGTTGAAATTAAACCAAGTAAACAAGTTGCTAAACCTATCGATAACAACAGAAAAAAGAAAACTACTGTTTTATATGAACAAACCACTTGGATAACTAACCAGGCAAAGTGGGAGGCTGCTAAAAAGTGGGCAAAAACTAAAGGGTGTGAGTTTATAATCTTAACAGAAAAAGAGTTAGGTATCAATTGAAAGCGTCATTAAAACAATAAATATAATTAAATGAGTTTTAAACTAATTGTTGAAACACCATCCAACAACAACGATTATGAATATATCGTTGAGGAAAAAAATGCTAATCAACCACGCACCTTCTTCATTAAAGGCCCATATATGATGGCTGAAGGGGTTAATAGAAATAAACGAATTTACAGCTTAGATGAAATGAGACTTGAAGCTAAGCGTTATACAGAAGAGATGATTAAGCCAGGTAGAGCAATGGGAGAGTTAAATCACCCAACTACAGCAGATGTTGATTTAGAAAGAGCTTGTCATTTAGTAACAGAGCTAACTCAAGATGGTAATGTATTTTACGGTAAGAGCAAAGTGCTTTCAACACCAACGGGTTTAATTGTACGTTCATTAATTGATGATGGTGTTAGAGTTGGTATGAGTACAAGAGGTTTAGGTCAATTAGTATCTGAATCAAATGGTCAAGCAAGAGTAAAAGATTTTAGATTAGTAGCAGTTGATTGCGTAGCTGATCCAAGTTTTTCAAAGGCTTTTGTAAATGGTATTTTAGAAAGTAAGCAGTATGTGCTTGCTAAAGATGGTTCATTTGAAGAACTTTACGACAATTTTCAAAACAAGATATCTACCTTACCTCGCAACAATAAAGACGAATACTTAAGGAACGCAATACTTTCCTTTATAAATAAATTATAACATGAAAGTAAAAGAAGATATTAAAAAATTTGTGTCTGCAATTCTTGACAATAACTATAAAAAAGCTAACATCTATTTAAATGATGCAGTTAACAAGAAAATTAAGCAGAAGATCATAAATAATAATAACAACCTTTTCTAATATGGACAACGAACTATTCAAGAATTTATCAGAGGAGTCAATGGCAAAAATTCAAGAAGCTATTGAACAAAAAGTACAAGAAAAAGTTTCACTACACGTTGAAAAAGCTCTTACTGAACAAGATGAGCTTTACAGCCAAAAGCTTGAACAGCTTTTAAGTTCAATTGATAAAGACCATACAAAGAAATTAGAAAAGGTAGTTGAAGCTATCGATGCTGATAGAGTAAAAAAGTTAAAGCTAGTTATTGAAAAGTATGAAAAAGCTTTAAGTGAAGATGCAAAGAATTTCAAATCACAATTAGTTGAATCTATTAGTGATTATTTAGAGGCGTTCCTAGAAGAAAAAGTACCAACTGCAGAAATCAAAGAAGCAGTTCGCAACAAGAAAGCTCTTGTTGTTCTAGAAAGCCTTCGTAGCCATTTAGCCGTTGATGCCGCTCTACAAAAAGAGAGTATTAAAGAAGCAATTCTCGACGGTAAAAACCAAATTAGTGAAGCTTCCAGTAAGCTTGAGTCTGTCATCACAGAAAATGCACAATTAAAGTCTGAACTTGATAAAGTTCAAGCTGCTCTATTAATTGAGCAAAAGAGTGCATCTCTCGATGATCAACAAAAAAGATATATCAAAAAGGTAATGTCTGACAAATCTGCTCAGTTCATTAGCGAAAATTTTGATTATACCGTAAAGTTGTTCAACAAGAAATCTAATGACAGGCTTGAGACCTTAAAGGAAGAAGCTTTAAGTGAAAGTACTAATGTTGATCGTGTTGTTTTAGAACAAACACAAGAAGACAAACCACTTTCACCTTACTTGTCAGAACTAAGTAAGTACTAATAAAACACTTTCTAGAAGGTTAATTCCTGAGTAACCTGACCTGCATATGCAGAGTCTTGGGGTCGACATTTTAATAAAGGGAAATTAACACAATGAATAAATCAATCAGACCTACACAGGCTTATATTGACGAATCAAGAGCAGCAGCTCTTCTTGAGAAATGGGGTCCAGTTTTGGATTACTCCTCAAAGAATGTTGCCGCAATTGAAGATGACCATACTCGTTTGAATACAGCAATGCTACTTGAGAACCAAGAGCAGTGGTGCATTCGTGAAGCAGGTCCAAATTACAACCCAGGCAGCGTTAACGTTGCTGGTAACGGTGGTGCATTTGGTAATGCTTCTTCTATTGGTGCTGCAGGCTATGCATCAGGTACTCCTGGTACAGACACCTACGCAACAGGCGACTATCGTCTTCCAAAGATCTTGATTCCTATGATTCGTCGTACTTTTCCCGAGTTAATCACAAATGAAATCGTTGGTGTTCAACCAATGGCAGGTCCAGTCGGTCTTGCATTTGCTCTACGTTACCGTTATACAGGCCAAACACTTGGCACGAATGACGGTGCTGGTTCAGGTACAACGACTCCAACAGGACAGGCTGGCGTACTAGCTGCTGCTGCTAACACAGAAGCTGGTTACCAGTATTTAAACACTGCTTACACCGGTGCTTCGTCAGCTGCTCTTTCCGGAGCTGCTTCGAACAATTATAGCAACTTAGCTTCATGGCTAACTGCTGGTACCGATAACGGTGTTGCTGCTCTCTTACAAAACTTTGAATTAACGAATGCTATTCCAACATTCGAAGTTTCGTTTGAAAAGACTGCTGTTGAAGCTGGTACTCGCCGTTTAGGCGCTCGCTGGTCAGTTGAACTCGAACAGGACTTAAAGAACATGAATGGTATCGATATCGACACCGAATTAACGAACGCTATGTCGTACGAAATTCAGGCAGAAATCGACCGTGAAATGTTAATCAGAATGATCCAAGTTGCTCTTAACGCAGGTTTTGGCAACGGTTACTCTGTTTGGTCCCCAGCTTCCGCAGACGGTCGCTGGTTAGTAGAACGTAATCGTGACTTCTATCAAAGATTAATTATCGAAGCAAACCGTATTGCTGTTCGTAATCGTCGTGGTGCTGCAAACTTTGTTGTTTGTACTCCTCGCGTTGCTGCAATCCTTGAAATGCTACCTGAATTCCAATGGGTACCAGTCCAAGGTAATGTAAATACACAGCCAGTCGGCGTTGCTAAGGTAGGTAATTTAGGTGGACGTTTCAACGTTTACCGCGATACTCGTACTGAAGGTAACTATCTGAACGGTCAATACGGCTCAGTACCTTCAACTACACGTCCTGAGTATGCCTTATTAGGCTACAAGGGTCCAGAGTTCTATGATACAGGTATCATCTACTGCCCTTACATTCCTGTAATGGTACAACGCACCATCGGTCAGAATGATTTTGCTCCAAGAGTTGGTCTATTAACACGTTATGGTGTTGTAGATAACATTTTTGGTGCAAATCTTTACTACCATGTGATTCTAATCTCGGGATTGGGCCAGGCTTTCACACCTGCGACACAATCAGTATACTTCTAAGATTAAACTTAGTCGTTACAAACGAATTAAAATCGACCCCGGTATTCAAAAGATACCGGGGTTTTTATTGTCTTATTGTTTTGACGTCTTCACGTGCGGTCCGTAGATATCGTATAAGTTCTTACTTAGTCTGAACATTAGTTTCTGATCAGATGCTCTTACGGGATTAATGTCTATACCACCTCTTCTAGCATATAAACACATTACAAATAACTCTGATGGTTTAAAGATATCTGATAAACGTTTATAGATGCATTCGCATATCTCTTCGTGGAAATGGCATTCATCTCTAAATGATACTATATACTTTAATAATGATACTTCATCTACTATAGAAGTGGACTTCATATAGATATAAACATCACCCCAGTCTGGCTGACTAGTAACACGGCAATTACTCTTTAGTAAACCTGAATGGAAGTATTGCTCTGTTTCATTAGCTACTACTCTAATATCTTGCTGTAATAGTTCAGGTGTTTCAGTATAGGTATCAAACTTAACCTGCATTAACTGCTGTTCATCAATCACGTTTTCAACAGTCTTAAAGATTTCTTTATCATAATAATCATGAGCACTAACATCTGTCTTATCAACCAAGAAGCCTGGTAAGAAGCTAACACGTGCATGTGTTCCTAATAAATCGGATAAATCAGCACTTGCTGTATTCTTAAAGTTAAGAATAGCATCACGCATATTACCGCCCATCTTCTCCATATTAAAGCTATTAAAGTATAGTTTAATGGACTTACTCTCAACAATGTACCTACTATCAGCTGGGTAACAAATCTTTGCAACACCAGTTACTGGGCATCCGTTATTGAGTAAGAAGGAACACTCATAAGCATTCCAAGTATCAAAGCCAATAAAAGGTAAATTAGCATCTTCAATACCTAGGTACGTACGGTTACTTTGCCTTGGTTCTCTTACAAGTAAAGCTTTATCATATGTATTTTTATATTCAGATGTTTTACCTAAATGTTTACTAATATTAGAATTGTCTAGTACTTGATTACTCATAAATTATTTTGTTCGTTTTTTAATTTCACTCTTTATAATATTATATCTCTGTTCCACATCACCTGATAACTTTACAACATTACCAGTATTAAAATGCTCAATAAAGAAATCAAATAACTGTATTATTTTATTCCTAAATTCAACATCAGTACTTCTCACCCCGTCATC